GTGCCAAGATTAATTGGGTATCGATGATCAGTGCTTGCAAACGCATTCTTAGCCAAAATTGCTAGTGGACCCTTTGCTTCGTTTGGATCTAGATTTCTTGAAACACTATTCAGCGTAAGTGGTGTTGACATTAAGTTCTTCCGAGGGGTCTAAATAAATCTATGGCTTATTCAGGTAGATACAGTCCGAAAAATACCAATAAATATTTAGGTGATCCGACAAACATCTGGTATAGATCGCTGTGGGAACGCCGAGTCATGGTGCACTTAGATGCCAACCCAAGTGTAATTGAGTGGTCTAACGAAGAGATTATAATACCTTATTTATCCCCAGTTGATAATCGTTGGCATCGCTATTTCCCCGATTTTTTTGTTCGTGTTCGAAATAAACTGGGTATGTTAGAAGGAATGATATTAGAGGTTAAACCGAAAAGTCAGGCGAAGCCTCCAGAAAAAAAGAGTAAAATTACTCGAAGATATATTAATGAGGTGATGACTTGGGGTGTGAATGAGGCAAAATGGAAGGCTGCATCTGAATACTGTAAGACTCGTCAATGGAAGTTTCAAATCATAACTGAGGATGATCTCGGAATCTAATGCCATCACTATTTGACAAATTAAGTCGAGAAATGACTGCGGCTGGCATTGCGCCAAGAAGCGCAGAGGCAAGATCATGGCTCGGCGGTAAACTCGCTAAACTTCGTATGCCTGCCGATCGCTCGAACATTTTAAACGATGCAAAGCGCATCTCACCTAAAGCATTTGTCGGTCGTATGTACACCTATCAATATGACCCTAAATTTAAAGACACTTTGCCTGTTTGGGACAAATTCCCACTCGTTATTCCAATTGAGATGTATGCAGACGGCTTCTTAGGATTAAATCTACATTATCTCGACCCATATTCTCGCCTCATTCTTCTTGATCGATTAAGCGATTTTATCAACAATGATAAATATGACGACACAACCAAGTTTCGTTTATCTTATGATTTATTGAATAAGTCGAGACGGTATAAACTTATACAGGATTGTCTGAAAAGATATCTACTTACTCATATCGTTTCTTCGATGATATACATCGAACCAAGTAATTGGGAAACGGCAATTTTTCTACCGACACAAAAGATGGTATATAGAAAGTAATGGCATTTAATGTAAATCGATTTATCGCGCACTTCGACGCTCAAGACGGATTTGCAAAGTCCTCAAAGTTCGATGTTCTAATCAATGTACCATCCGTTTTAATGGGTATGGCGACATCCGAACAATTATCGCTGCAGTGTGAAACAGCAGAACTTCCTGGATATACTCTGAATACGATTGAAAATAAGATTTTTGGTGCGCCGACTCCATTGGCTGGCACTCCCTCATTCGGTGATGTTACTCTCACATTTATTTGCGCTGGCAATTTATGGGAAAAGAAATTCTTCGATGCGTGGTTAAATTACATCATTCCAAAACAAACTTATCTTGTGAACTACAAGATGAACTATGTTACAGATATTGTCATTCGTCAATATAGTGAATTTATGCCACTCGATAAATTTGAACTTATGCGAGAAGAGGCATTGCGACAAGATAAAACTCAGCTGGGCGAAACACGACCAACTCTTGCAACAGTCGCAACTATGACACCATTAGATCCAGAACGATTTAATAAACCGCATGTGAGTTATGCTTGTACACTCATCAATGCATTTCCTGTGACAGTAAACGCAATGAATCTGAACTGGGGCACAGACGAGATTCATCGATTGACAGTTGCATTTAAGTTCGATCGTTGGTTACCACTTAAAACAGATGCAAGAATTCCAGATGTGTCACCTGTGCAATCAGCGCCAAATGCTGGTGATAATGAAACTGGATCTATTGGTTCGGTTGTGAATACACCAGCTGGTGCTATTCGCACTCAACCAACAAGACCTACGGAGTTTATGGCGCGCACTGGTGGCTATCGAGGATCAGCTTAACATGGAGTAAATTATGGCATTACCGAAAATTAGTTATCCTACATTTGATGTGCATTTGACATCGTTGAATAAAAAGGTAAAGTTTCGACCGTTTCTAGTGAAAGAAGAAAAGTTATTGTTAATGGCAAAGGAAGCAGAAGATCTGTCTTCATTGCTTGATACAGTGAAGCAAATTATCAATAACTGCTGCCTCGATGAGAAGGTAGATATTGAGAATTTACCGCTGTTCGATTTGGAGATGATCTTTATTCATCTTCGACTTCGTTCAGTAGGAGAAACATTAGAACTTACATACAAATGCGAGAATGTTGTTGAAGAAGAGCGATGTGGCAACAGTATGGCATTTGAGGTAGATTTAAACAAAGTAGAAGTTATAGTACCAATAGATCATACAAATAAAATTATGATCTCTGAAGAGATTGGAATGATGCTCAAATATCCTTCAATCAGTATTTCATCTTCGATTGCATCTAGAGTTGACACTTTAGAAAACATTTTAGATCTAATTTATGAACATTTAGATTATGTGTTTGATGACAGTTCAAAGTATGAAGCTGGGTCTGTAACAAAAGAAGAGTTTTATGACTTTTTGGGTTCTTTAAGTCTTGATCAACTTGAAGGATTTAAATCATTCTTTTCAACTCTACCTTATGTGCAGACATCAAAAGAAGTTACATGCAGCAAGTGCTCCTTTAACCATACAATCGTTGTAAAAGGAATCGACGATTTTTTCGGTTAATGTTTGGTTATGACAATTTAGCGAATTATTTTAATTGTAACTTTGGTTTGATTCAGCACCATAAGTATGCATTGAGCGACATTGAGAATATGTTGCCGTGGGAGCGTCAGACCTATGTAAACATGCTTATGAACTGGTTGAAGGAAGAAAAGGAAAGAATTAAGTTGCAACAACAGCAACAGAAATCTGAGATTGCAAAAGTTACAAGAACTAGAAGAAAACGATGAAGATAAAAACTACAGGTGCTAAAAGTTTAACTGGTCTTAAAGAGAAGAACCGTAATCGTCGAAGCACTCGAGTGAAAGGTTCAGAAGAGGAAGTTCAAAACTTACTCGAGATGCAGCGTGAGGCTGTCCAGCAGAAAATGGGCGAAGCAGGTGGTGGTGTCATAAAGAAAACCATCGGTGGAGTTAAGGGTCTCCAAGAAGCCTACAATCTTCAAGAAGAATATAAAGTTGCCAAGTCTGGCGTTCAGTCCCGTTATGGTAAATTTGCAAAGGCATTTGGCTTTGCTGATGAGAAGCAAGCAGCGATGATTGATAAACTTTTCGGCAAGAAAGTTCCAGAAGAAGAACTTAAAAAGATGCGCGAAAAGTATAAGATTAAAGATGAAAAAGAAGAGAATGGCGAAGAAAAGAAAGAGAAGGCTACAAAAGGATTAAAGAAACAATCTGAAAAATCTAAACTTCGCGATGATCAGATAACGAAGATCTATGAGTTGTCTGAAAAAATTCATGAGATGGTTGGCGGCATTAAATCGTCAGTTGATGGTATTGCAAACAAACTTCGCGCCAGCCCAGCAAAGGCAGCACCAAAGTCTAAAAAAGAAATGCGTAAACTTGAGAAGAAGGCAGGTCTCAAGTATTCAAAAGAAGCCAGTCGATATCGAGATGAGAAAACTGGTAAGTTTGTAGGCGCAGAAACTGCGCGTCAAAAAATGAATATCGCCCCAACTGCCACTGCAAGCAAGGCTACGGCTGTGGCAACTGCTCCTGCTGCAGGAGCGGCTGGCGCAGCAATGGCACCAACGGCAACAGCATCTCCGTCTGTTGATGCAGATCTAAAGAGCCAAACATTAAACGAAACTGAACCAGTAGAAAAGAAAGACGATAGTGGTAAAAAATTAGATAAACTTTCGAAAGATGTTAAAAAGGCTAATGAAGGAATTGAAGAAATTCTTGATATTTTCTCACTTAAGAGTTTCTATAAACTTATTGGTGGTGCAATTGGATTTGCAGTTCCTTTGTTAAAGAAAGCGATTGAGTTCATTTGGGACATTGGCAGTAAGGGCGTTAAATGGATAGCCGATCTTGCAATGAGTGTTTGGGAGAAGATTCGCGATTTCTTGACTGATGTTAAATTAGATATTCCTGAAATAATGGGTCCTGTTGAGATTGATCTTCCAGGTTTTGACCCATTCACACTCGGACCAATTGGTGGATTTACTTTTGAACCATTTAAGTTTTTGAAGAAGCCAGTTGAAGGTCCAGATAAAGTAACACCAGTATCAAAGGGAGAAGCCGAGAAGCGCAGAGAAGTAGCACCAGCACCAAGAGGTGGTGGCGGTGCGCCAGCACCAGCTCCAAGTGGTGGAGGTGGTGGCGGAGGCGGTGGTGGAGGCGGTGGTCAGTACGATCAATATCAAAATAAGGTCGTGCCAAGTGGTGGTGGCAGCGGTGAAGCTGCGACAGGTGGGGGAGGTGGTGCACCAGCATCTAGTGGTGGCGCTCCAACGGCTACTCCTTCTGGATCAAACATGCCAGGAGGTGCTGCACCAGCTGGTGGTGGCGGCGCAGGTGGTAGTGTGGTTGGTATTGTTAAGGGTGCTATGGCTGAATATGGACTTGAGAATCCATATACTCAAGCAGCGCTGCTCGCAAACATTGAAAAAGAATCTGGATTCAAACCAAAATCTGAAAATCTAAACTATACATCTATTGAAAGAATCAGAACAGTATTCACTCGACTTAAAAAGTATTCTGACGAAGAATTACAAGCAAAGGCAGTAAAAAACCCAGAGGGAATGGCTGAACTTGTTTATGGAATGAATGATAGAATTGGTCAAAGCATGGGAAACAATGAGCCTGGAGATGGATGGAAGTATCGCGGTCGTGGATTCATTCAAATTACTGGCAAGAACAATTACGCCAGATATGGAAAAATGATTGGTGTAGATCTGATCGGCAATCCTGATCAAGCAAACGATCCATCAATTGCTGCTAAACTTGCTGCAGCATTCGTTATGACTGGTTTAAAAGGCAAACAAGATTTTCCAGATCAAAAATCAGCCAATCGTGCAGTCACTCAAACAATTGGTGGTGCTGGATTAGGTCTTAATAAAGGTTATGGTGCTGAGATTCTCGCCAAAGTTGACAAGTATTCAACAAAATATACACCTGCAGGTGGCACAGGTCAGCCATCACAAGGCGGTCCAATGTATGCTGCAGCAGGTGGTGTTGCTTCTGGTCCGCAATCTGGATATCCCGCAACTCTACACGGCACTGAAGCCATTGTTCCACTTGATGGTCAATCATATCAATCTAAACAAGCAGTGACTGCAGTGAGTAAGGCAGTTTCTGGTGATCAACTATCACAACAAAGTGCAGATAATTCGATGGCATCAACTGGTCCAAGTGTTGTGCCAGTACCAGTTCCAGGCGGTGGTGGTGGTGGCGACAAACAAGCAGCACCACCACAAAAATCAGATAACTCTGTAAAGGCTGATGTTCGTTTTGCTGACGATACATTTAATCGCGCAATATCAAAAGATTTCGCTCACCCAACAGCATTTACTTCAGTTGGGTTTGCCTGAAAAAAAGGGGGACTGTTTCCAGTCCCCCCAAACTTCAACTTAAACGCACTCCGTGCTTATTGAAGAAGTTTATTACTCAGCAGCAAGTTTCTCGAAGAATGCCATATCGTCATCATCGACGGTAACATTTTCTGCAGTAACTTTCTTGGCAGGAGCAGAGCGAATGACAGGAGCCGATGCTTCCTCATCATCAACACGCTTTGCGGTTGCGCCAGCAGCACCACCAGCACCAAGAACCTTATCCAACTTCGCCTTGAGTTCATCATAGGACTTGAAGTTATCAGGCTTCAAGAAATCCTTGAGTGAATGTGTCGACTTCCAGACCTTTTCGATCTGCGCGTCGTCGCCATTGAACAATGCAGCAGGAGATTCAAACTCCGACTTGTCATAGTTGCGATAGCCTTCGACATTACGAATCTTGATCTTGAAGTTTGCACCCTTCCAGAAGTCAAACGGATTCATTGGAGTCTCATCAGCAAACTGCGGCTCGAGTTGCTCCTTGATCTTGTCGAAAATCTTCTTTCCGAACTTGAACAAGAACACCTTACCTTCATTTTGCGGACGCTTTGCGTCAGAGATCACAAGAATGTTTGCAATGTAGGTCAACTTGCGCTTCTGCTTACGAGCAATTTCCTTATTTGCTTCGATACCTGAGTTCCACAGAACAGTGTTGTGCTCAGAAACAGGGTCAGTTTTGCCAAGAGTTGTGAGAGAATTCTCAATGTACCAACCACCTGGACCTTGGAATCCGTGCGACCAGATTTGAACCCAAGGAAGACCATCTTCACCGTCGACTGCTGGAGTATCGAGGAATCGGACAACTGCGTATCCGTTGCCAGCGGCATCGACCTCTGGTTGCCAAAAACGATCATCAACATTTTTGCCGCCAGTGTTACCTGCTGAAGATGCTTCAACTGCCTTCTTCAATTTGTCAAGGGACGAACCCTTCTTAAGACTTGATAGACTCATTTATATTCTCCGTATAGCGTTGTATTAATGTATATCGACTTGTCCACTTTTTCATCATCACAATACCATTATATAGTATTTCAGTCAGCAAGTAAAGTTTCTTTTGTCAAGATCTTGTACTTGTCGACATTCACATTCAAG